CTGTTGCACCAGTGCTTTTTCCTTTAACAAAATATGATTGCTTAATCTCTGATGTAGTTACTGCTTGATTTAATGTGAGTTTTGTGTATGTTTGAATATCATAAAGTCTCAAATCCCAACTTGTGGTTGCATCTACATATGCAGAATCTGTTAAATTGAAAGAGTAAACTCTTGCTTCGCCAATTTGTTCTCCAAGACATCCAAACTGTGCGTACAGTGAGATTGTTTCTCTTACTTTTGCTACGCCAGTTACATTATTAACTCTTAAAATATTTCCCATTTCAAATGGGACTGTTACGTTTTTAATATCTTCAGTATCTCTCGGTTTTTCTACATCAATGATCGATGTTGATGGTTTTTCAATATCATATCCTTTTACATATGCCTTACCTGGAGATATTTTTAGTGATGCAAGATTATCAGATGGAATGTTTCCTTGATCCGTTTGCTCATTAGCAAAGAATGAACCATCATTCCCCAGTAAATTGTTTAAGGATTCTTCTAAATTTAAATCGAAAGGTCTTACAGTATAATCACCAGACTCATCAAAAGTCCTTTCTGCAATATAGTCTCTAATTTTATTATATTCAGTTTTTGTTGTTGTTTTCTTAACTCTTCCGTTTTTTAATCTAAGTAACTCTACAAAATCAGTATCATTCTTATCTGTTAATAATCTTTTTGTGAGAGAAAGAGATATTTTAAATCTATCGGCACCTGGTGAGGCATAGTTTGTAAATCCCTTTGCATTATCATATAATGATTCGTCTTCTTTTGCATTGACAATAGATTCGGTTATCTTTAATCCAACTCTATATGATGGAGTATTTGTATATTCATCTAAAAGAATTGTTTGATTCGAAACACTTACAAAATATCCCCTTATAAAATAAACTCCATCACCAATTGATGCTGCTGATCCAATAGCAGTTGCATTTGTACTGATTGAAGATCCAAAAGGAGTCCCTGCATTTATAGTTGTATTCCCATATACAACATTTTCTGTCGCAGACAGCAATTCTCCATCTACAAATTCGGAGAACTCAAAGTTTGAATCAGATTCAAGATATTTTACATATAATGTAATATCAGTTACATTATCATTTTCTGTTGGTAGAACTACTTTTTGAACTTTTGCAGTAACTCCAGTAACTTGTCCCTGTATTGTTTTTCCGACAAACTTATCAATGTATGTTGATATATCAACTCCAAATTGAGTCGAATTTAGTTTAACAGCATAAAACTGCCCATCATATGTTATGTTTCCGGGGATAACCATTGATCCCTCTTTAAACATATGACTTCCAAAATCTTCAATCTGATTTTGAAGTATTGATTGTAGAGTTGTCAGTTCTCTAGACTGAACAGGATATCCTGGTTTGAATAAAACTTTTAGGAAGTTTTTTGCTGAATCGAAATCGTCATAATATGGATTGATATTTAAGTTTGTTTTTTGCGACATTTTTCTTTAGAATTCCAGAATAATTTTGATGTCTTCTTTTTGTCTAGAGTCTCTTTCTACAAGAGAACGATTGTCAATGTAGATAATATCTCCTGTGTTTTTATTTATCTCCGGATCTGCAATCCCTGCTGAGAAAGTTACACCTAAACTAACTTGTTTAGATCCAATCGTTGTTGTGATTCCACTAAAATTAATGTCAACCGATCCTGAAATAGGAGATATTGTTTCAGTAGTTGATGCAAAACTAACGACATTTGCTTTTGAAGTAACATCATTTCTGTCACTCTGATCGATACCATTAGCAAAATTTAATGATCTATCTTGATAATACTTCAATACCCTTGTATCGGTATCATATGATGCGATGTATCCTCTTGCAGTTCCACTTGAAGTGGTTTGAGATATTGCCGTGCCGACAACAGGTGTTCCACTAAAATCTGAAGTCAACTTAATAGCACCCAAAGATGAATACTCATTACCAGTAAAAGTTGTTTTTGAGTTATATTTTTCTGGATTTTTTATGATTCCAACTTGAGAAAATTTGGTGTCTGTTGGAAAGTCTTTAGTAGAGTCATCAAATCTAGAATAAATCAAAACTTTATCCGCACCCAATTCTGTATAAATGTCATAACCATGACCTCTAGATGGAGGAATGATTGGAATCAATTTTGCTACATTGTTACCTAAAGAATCGGTTGATGAGTGACCAAAATCAACAATTCCAAAAGTATATCCACTGCCACCAGAAACGACTGTTGTCTTTGTAATCTGCCCGGAGCTGTTAACCTCTATATTTACTTTTGCCCCAGTTCCATCACCCTTAATATCATAAGTTCCTGGATTATAAATCCCACTTCCACCATCTGCAATATATACAACTTTTATTTGATTATTATTTACAGTTGAATCAGCAGAATCTCTTACACTTTGAATTTGGAAGTCGGTAGATGTTGACCAATTGTTTGGAAGAACAATATACTCTGTAGAGTCAAACTTAATAATATCACTTGGAGAAATGGTAAACAAATATTTCCAAATATACCCATCACCACTCGTTCCCGCAGCAGATGGTTCCAAATCAGTAAATGTGGGTTCATCCTGAGATGTATTTCCTGTCAGGTTTGATGAACCTCCAATATCTCCATGCGACCCATTATACAGGCATATATAAACTCTAAAGTCACTATTGATAACAAAGTAGTTTGTATCGTAAAGTCTTGCACTTCTAGAGTTAGGAGTTTGATTTGCAACACTATAATCATGACGATACATATCGTATCTAGTATTTGCATTCCAAGTAACTTTTCTTACAACTCTCCTAATATTTGAACTGTTTAGTTTTTTGCCAAATAAAGCAGTATTTCTATAATGACTCAAATATTGTTGATTATCAATAGGACTTGGTGGATTAGATGGAAGATCACTCCACGAATCTGATCTACCAAATCCGACAGAAGTTGGTCCAGGATTCGACAACCCTAGAAACACATAATATGAATTATTAGTATCCAATACAGAATCTACAAAATTATTGGCATTCGCAATTCTAAATTGATCTGTTACTATAGCAGCCATATTACACAGTTTTTTAGATATTTATATTGTTTAGTTAAGTGTTTCTGGAAGTGCTCCAGTTTTTCTAAGACCTTCACCTCTTCTTTGGATTGTTGGGAATGTAGATAAACCAACATCAACAGTTTTTCCAGTAACTCCAATAGAAATCGGGGATGAAGATCTAGTAATCGATGTAAACAGTCCCCAAGAGAATTCCCCAACAATATCTCCACTTGTAGTAAGTCCAGTTGTAACAGTTCCAGAATCAATATTACATGTAACAATTCCAACTGTTCCATCAATAGTTATTGCACCAATATAATAGATATTGTCTAAGAATGTTGTTCCAATACCAACTACAGCACTGTTGGAACTATCGACTGATGTTACGCCAGATCCAACCTTTGTATTCTTAATGAATATTGGATATCCAACTTTCAAATCATTACCAAATGCTGTTGGAGATCTATCGAGGAAGAACTTGATTCCTAATGGATGTCCACCTGTTCCCGTAGTGGTCTCAATAGATGTTATTATTCCAGAGAAACCAGAAACAAATTGAATACCTCCTAAGTTTTCATAATTTGGATCAGGTAAAGGAACAATAGTTTTTGGTGTAACAGTATAACCAAATCCTGGATTTGTAATGTTGATTGGAGTAGTTAAAGATCCACCACTTCCAACTGTTGCGGTTGCAGTGGCAGTTGTTCCGAATCCAATATTTTGTGGATCATCAATCCGTAAAGGATTTTGGAACCTAATATTAACAGTAGATCCAGTATATCCACTTCCACCATCAACAATAGTAAGAGAACTGATAGTTCCACCTACACCAATAGTTGCAGTAATATTTGCTGGTGAAGGATCTTCTTTACCATCAACAACAATACCTTTCAATGAGTTGTATGGCCCAGCACCAAGATTATATGCAAAATCACTTACATCGTCAACAAAAACTCTAGAATCTGAAGTTGAAACATTTTTAATAATTTTTGCAGTTGGATATACTTGAGAAAGTATAGATTGTCTTGTCTTATATACAAACTCACCATTAATTACTCTATCAGTTTTCTGTTTTGTCCATGATATAGGTTTGTCATTAACCTCATCAACTCCTTGATCAAAATATAAATTTGTTTCAAACTTATCAGAAAATGAAACATCAAAAACAGTTCTTTTATTTTGAGTAACTGTTCCGGAAATGGTATCATTTTTAAATACCTGGACATCATCACCTCTTCCTAAAGTTGGAATAACATTTTCTACTTGTATATCATCTAAACCTCTTGTTCCCCTAAAGAAGAAAATGTCAATATTATCAGTTGGTTTTGGTGCAACACTGAATGCGAATGATGTACCTCCATCAAAAGTATATGAATCTCCAGGACTTTGAAGAACTCCATTGATGAATATTAATAATACATTTTGAAGATCTATAGTAGAATCTTCTGGTTTTTCAAAACTAAAAATCGATCCATTATAGAATAGTGGAAATCTGATTCTTGTTCCATCCTGATAGTT